TTCTAATGCGCGCTTACTACAAGAAAGGCGGTAAGGTCAAAGGCTCTATGAAGGGCCACACCATAGGCGGCGGGCAGAAACGCCCTACCAAATCTGGTGCTGGTATGACCGCCAAAGGTGTAGCTAAGTATCGTAAAGATAATCCCGGTAGTAAGTTAAAGACAGCAGTAACTGAAGACAAACCAACTGGCAAGCGCGCATCACGTCGAAAGTCGTACTGTGCGCGTTCTGCCGGACAAATGAAACAGTTTCCGAAGGCAGCGAAAGACCCCAATTCAAGGCTTCGCCAAGCGCGCAAACGTTGGAAATGTTAGGAGCATAACATGCCAAATACAAGTAAACGAAAAGTAAACGTAGCCAACGCTAATGCTAGCTTGGGCAACGAAAACCCTAAACGCAAAGAAACTAAACGTAAGCAAGATTTAGACATGAGCACCGACCCTAAGACAGGTAAGCCGGTGGAAATGAAAAAATCTGATTACAAAAAAGGTGGTAAAGTGAAAACTAAAAAATATATGGCTGGCGGAATGGCTATGCCCGGCGCTGGTGGTGCTCCTATGGGGGCTGCTGCTATGGGCGGCGGTGCTCCTGCTATGCCTATGACGGAAGAGCAAAAGAAAAAGAAAATGATGGAAGAGATGATGAAGAAGAAGGCTATGGCTGGTGGCGGTGGTGCCCCTATGGGTGGTGCTCCTGCTCCTGCTGGCGCTCCCGCTATGAAGAAAGGCGGTAAAGTACCTAAAGCTAAGAAGAAAATGATGGGCGGCGGTATGGCTAAGAAAGCCTACAAGTCTGGCGGTAAAGTTCGCGGTGCGGGCATTGCTAAGCAAGGCGTTCGTAAGTGTAAGATGCGCTAACCATGCGCCGCTACTATAAATCTGGCGGAAAAATATGCTCTAAGGGTAAGTCGTGGGCGAAACGTACCTTCGATACTTACCCTAGCGCATATGCTAATATGGCAGCCTCTAAATACTGCAAAGACCCTAATTACGCTAAAGGTTCTAAAGGTAAGAAATAATGGGCGATCTAAAGAAATGGGTTGACCAAGACTGGGTTCGTGTCGGTACTGATGGTAAAGTCAAAGGTAAGTGTGGCACATCAAAAGACAAGAAGAACCCAGACCGTTGCTTACCACGCAACAAAGCGAACTCGCTAACCAAAGGCCAACGTGCAGCCACTGCTAAGAAAAAGAAGCGGGAAGGCGCAAAAGGCAAAACGGTAGTTAAGAACACTAAACCCGCGACAGTAAAGTTTGGGGGTGGTGGCTTAGCTCGTAAACGACGACACAGATGCGGATGTGGAACTAAATAATGGCTACTTCAGGTACTGCTACATTCAATATGCCCTTCGCAGAGCTTGCTGAAGAGGCGTGGGAACGCGCTGGGCGCGAGCTACGAACAGGTTACGATCTACGCACGGCTAGACGTTCTATGAACCTACTCACCATTGAGTGGGCAAACAGGGGCATTAACCTGTGGACGATAGACGAAGGTACTATCCAACTTACCAAAGACGATGCTACGTACACCTTACCCGCTGACACAATAGACGTATGTGAAATGAACATACGCACAAACGCAGGCGATGCGTCATCACAATCTGACTTATCTTTAAACAGAATCAGTATACCTACGTACTCAGCCATACCAAACAAGTTATCCACAGGTAGACCATTACAAGCTGTAGTCCATAGGTTAGGCCAAGCAGGTATATACCAATCTGGCGACCGCACCAATGGTAATACCCCGACCCCTACTAATATAGGTGCAAACGTATCTTTTCTTACTTTGTGGCCTGTACCGGACAGCAGTACCGCTTACCAAATATCGTTCTATCGTATGCGCCGCATACAAGACATGGGTTCAGAAGCAGGTAAGACCGACGCAGATATGCCGTTTAGGTTCTTCCCGTGCGCGGTAGCAGGACTAGCGTATTACATTGCTATGAAAGTTCCTGAGCTAGCCCCTAGAATACCGATGCTAAAACAAGAATACGAAGAACAGTTTAAGTTAGCTTCTGAAGAAGATAGGGAGAAAACTTCAGCGCGTTTTGTGCCTAGTATAGGTCGCTGCTAATGGCTAATAAATTTGCATCCTCTAAAAGAGCGATTGCTATATGTGATCGTTGTGGGTTTCAGTATAAACTAAAGAAACTCAAAGCTCTGGTTATCAAGAGTAAGAACACGCATTTGCTGGTATGCCCATCTTGTTGGGAGCCGGATCACCCACAGAACAAGTTAGGGGAAGTTGTAGTAACTGACCCACAAGCAATACGCAACCCGCGCCCAGACAACGCCACGGCGGTAAGTAGAGTTACTCAGTACGGTTTTAGACCTGTAGGCGGCGGAAATAACATAGACATACCCAACACACTAGTGGGTAATACCAAGATAGGCACAGTGACGGTGACGACATAATGAGCATGACATACGCGGACTTGAAGACTAACATCGCTGACGTTACTGAGAATACGTTTTCAGACTTCCAGCTAAACTTGTTCATTACCCAAGCAGAGCAAGCTATATACACAGCTATTGATTTACCTGCTAGCACGTTTACAGACAGCGCTACTACCTTAACTACCGGTAGTGCTACATTCGCTGTCCCTAGCGGGTATTTAAGTAGTGTTAGCCTAGCTGTTAAGAGCGCCGCAGGTGTAGTTACGTACCTACTACAGAAAGACAATAGCTTTTTGTTAGAGGCATACCCTGACACAACCTCCACAGCCGTTCCTACGCACTACGCGCAGTATGGTGAAAGTACTTATGGTGGCCCAGCTAATACACTATTTCTTACCGTAGCTCCCACACCTGACGCAGCATACGCGACAATCCACACATACAAAGCCTATCCCGAGTCTATTACTTCGGGCGGGGAAACCGGCACTACTTGGCTATCGACTAACTTTGATAGTGTGTTGCTAAACGGTGCGCTAGTAGAAGCAGCTAGGTTTATGAAAGCTGAGCCGGACATAGTAGCCATGTACAATCAACAGTTTGTGACATCTCTAAAGCTGTTAGGATCACTAGGGGCTAGAACATTTAAAGATGCGTATCGTACGCCCACTGGAGCAGCACCGGTAGGAGTAGCATAAGATGGCTATTACACAAACAATGACCACATCATTTAAGAAAGAGCTGTTTGAGGCGGTACATAATTTCACCTCCCACACTATTAAAATAGCTTTGTACGATAGTACGGCTACATTAGACGCAGATACTACGGCGTTTGGTGGTGCTGGTGAACTAGCTGATGGGGTAGGTGGGTACTCCACAGGTGGCAATACATTAACTAAAGTAGCCCCTGCATCTAGCGGTACAGCCGCGTTTATAAGTTTTGACACTACTACTTGGGGCAGCTCTACGTTTACCGCACGTGGGGCGTTGATTTATAACTCTAGCGCGTCTAACAAAGCTATAGCTGTGCTAAACTTCGGCTCAGACAAAACATCATCTAACAGCACGTTTACGGTTACTTTCCCCGCAGCAGGATCGACCTCAGCGGTAATTAGGATTCAATAATGACTATTAACTATACTGACTTACTAAAATTAAGTAAGCCCGTTCAAGGTACAGAAACGGGTGGTTGGGGTGACATTGTAAACGACCAAGTTACTTCTATGGTTGAAGAGGCTATAGCAGGGCGCGTTTCAATTGCGCATACTGCGGACTCGGTACTTACCCTTAGCACTGCTAACGGCGCTACTGCTCAGTCACGTAACATGATGGTCGAGATTACAGGCGCGAGGTCACAAACACAGAATGTTGTTGTACCTGCACTAAGTAAGATGTACATCTTCAAAAACAGCACCACCGACGCGGGGTCAAGTGGCCCATACGCGCTAACCGTAAAGACGGCTAGTGGTAGTGGTGTAGCTGTCCCAGCGGGCAAAACAATGATCTTGTTCTGTGACGGCACCAATGTAGTAGAAGGTATAAATCAAATTGTGGGTAACTTAGCTGTAGGGGGCACCACTACGTCTACAGGCAACTTAACCATAGGGGCTGATAAGCTAGTAGTTACGGCGTCAAACGGCAATACAGCGATTGCAGGCACGCTAACCACGGCTAACGGTGCGTTAAGTACGGGTTCCGGCAACATAACAACCACAGGCGCTATATCAGGCGGCAGTATAGACGCTTCCCCTGCGGTAGCTTCTGGTGCAGTAATAACAGGCACCTCGGTAAACGCCACTACTTTCGCAGGTTACAGTGGTCAGCGCGTATTATTTACAGGCGGCTCCGACTGCACCATAACCTTGCCCGATGCTATAGACGATGTAGCTGTAGGTGATTCTTGGGTTATTGTCAACGCGCAGGGCGCTGCGGGGGTAGAAGTTATCTTAGACCCCGGCTCTAGCGACAACACTATTAACATTGCTACAGGCTCTACTTATGGTGGTACGGCTAACGTAAACGTGACTATCGCGCCGGGCGGTGTAGCTGAACTAGTCGTAGTATCTACACACAACTATGTCGTCTTCGGCAGTGGTATCTCTTAATGTCTTCTGGCGTAATAGCAGCAGCGGGTAGCGGAGCCTTACAGACTCAAGTAACTGTAGGGTTTTCTAACATAACTTACGGCTCTACCTACGGGTACAGAAGAGCTGGCTATTCCCGCTTCGTAAC